GGTGATTCGGGGGGACCAGTTTCAGGCATCACGCCATCTGGCGAACAAACCCAAGCCTATCCATCGTTGATCCACGCTCCGTAGAGGTGGGACAATGTGCTTTGGGTTTGGGCAGCCCACAATTTATTTATTAATCGTGGAGCTACCGGGCAAATCGGAGTTAATGAACCAGTCAGGGTTCCAGATCCGGTTTGTACAGCTAACGGGGTAAGAATAAAGATTCTGACTAATAGCCGTAAAGGAAGGGAATTCGGTAACATCAGAGAGATCAAGACCATAAATGTCTTGCATAACCAGAGGTTTCGCAAATCCAGTGAAGTCAATTGCGGTATCAATATAACCAGCAGAAGTAAAGACTTCATGACAAATATTATATACTGTTTGGGAACAGCCAGCGGACGCATAAGCGATACCAATGGCTACACCACGGAGTTGAGAGGCGGGATGAGCTCTCTCACGAAAAGCCAGCATGGCTAGCAATTCAAATTCATCACGGTAAGGGAAGCCGTAACGATTTCGATAACCAAGGCATTGAACGCTGTGGGGATGCACAGACATAGAAGCGGTTTCAGAAAGGGGTGCGACCTGCAAACGAAATCTATCCCAGATGATCTGAGAGAAACGTTGATGAAAATCAGTATGTAAATTTGTTGGAATGTGTTGTAGAAGGCCAATGATAGAGTCGTCGCCAAGAACTTTAAGTAGAATGTCTCTAGAATAGAGATCCATTTCCATTAAGGTGGTGATAATTATCAATAGGTTGCAAAAGCAATCAAGCAGTTGAGTCTGAAATAGCCCAGAGGGGAGGGAGTTAAACATAGCTCTCCAAAGGCTGCCGTCAGGCATCAAGGTTGGTCCGTACTTCACAAATTCACGCATGAACTCCCAGAGGTTGTCAATCCTGAACTTAAATCTATAATCAGCGTGAGGGTACTCACGAGTAGGAACATAGAAAGTGTCAGTAGCAGAATATGACCGCCAAATTTGGTGGATATCGTCAATCATCTCGAAAAGTAAAGACTTATCGAAACGCTTGAAGTCATAAAAGAGGAGAGTGGAAAACTTAGGGCTGCAGAGTAGTTCGTTTAACTTCAGCATGCCGCCGTTTAACACTTCAAATCCCCAAAGAATGTAGGGGTTGTGCGTTTGCCGCAACTGTCGGACGTAATCCCATAGTAACATTACTTCAATCATAATGTGAAGTTTGGGGACGCCGTATACCATCCTGATTTTATCAGGCTTATCATCTGTAACTAAATGCGAGCGAGCGTGGGCAGTTCTATGATAAAGAAATTGGCCAGGTTCTCGTCGTCCTTCTTTAATAAGGTGGACAACTGTTCGATTGTAATCAAAGATTAAGTTGTAAAGATTGTGGAAGTTAAGTTTCCGGCTAGGTAGTAGCTTAGCATTAAAAGCTTTTTCGACTTGTTGAGCCCAATGAGGGTCTCTGACGAAGGGAGCTTCAGCGGAGGTGGATAAATTCCAAGGGTATTGCCTAAGGTCAGTAAAATGTACTGGTCTAATAGGAGTTGGTGGCTTCATAATGTCGGTAAGCTCTTTGAGAGCATTGGAATAAATAGTATCACGGGTTAACTTAAATTGAGGCATATCAGAGCGTTTAAAGTCTTCGATAAGAGCTTCAGGTGTGACGGTAGAACGTCTATAAGTAAAAACCTTAGCATAATCAGTAGTCGTAAGAAATTTCCTAAGAGCTTCATCAACAATAGGGTTGATGCGTTCTAGGTTTCTCTGTAAAGAATAACGGAAAGCGGGGGTGGGTCCACGTAACTGCTGCAAATTCATAGCTGGCAATTGAGATTGGGACATTGTATAGTAAATAAATAAATCAGGTCAAG